GATGGAAGTTTTTCTTTATACTCCTCCTTCACAAGAGGTGCATAACTCATATACTCTAGATTATCGAAAGTAGGAGAGTCGAAGTAAGTGGAAGCATCTTCTTTTTTGCAGAAAGGAGCGAATGGTCTATACCACTCTCTAAACTTTACTTTAGAGTTTAGTATATCTTTCATGTCAAGTATAGATGGATCACACACGATTGATCTGTTTCCTAATGCACGGGGACCAACTTCAGAGTCTCCATAAACGAGACCAATAATTTTACCATCTTTAATTAGAGACGCTATTTCTGCTGTTGTCGTTTTTCTTGCTTCTCGTTCTACAACATATTCGTCTAACTTATCTCTGTCTAATAGTGGCAGTCCGTTATATGTTACATCGACACTCTTAGATGGTCTTGTATAGAGAAACAAATTACCAACAGACAAACCACAATCATTGGGATTCGGTGGAATATAAATTTCTCTATCATATCGTCGTTTCATTTCCTCGTTGACTAGAACATTAAGACCAGCGCCCCCTGTTATACAAACAGGAAGATCTGGAAATTGTTTCATATACTTATCGATGACATCAAAGAAAGATCTTTTAAATGCTTCTTGTGCAGTTGCAGCGATATCATAGGCAGGTTCACCTTCATATGACCAGTTGTCTAATGGATTATTCCAAGGGGCATCTGCGTTTTTAAAATTTAAGTTAGTTTCTTCAGATAATTTCTTATAGTTTCGATCAAAGAAAATATTAGAAAAAGACTGTACCCACTCTTCTTTGGGTGATCCATAAGCACAAAGACCCATTAACTTTCCTGCTATTGCCAGCGGGTTTCTTGACTTCTCAGTAATTTCTCTTATCGTGGACCCACATAGAAGATAACCCCCACCAAAGTCAGACTCAACACTCTCAACCAGTTGAACTCCATTTTGTCCACCTGTGTAAATATTGAAATGACCGTCATCTCCTCCCCCATCATACGATATGATTAAAGACTCATCGAATGGTGACATATAGAAAGCACCGGCGGCGTGAGCGTGATGGTGTTGAGCATATCTCCAAACATGGTCTGTATTGAAAACTCGTTCGAGTAGTTCAGGTTCCAACCACCCATCGGTAACAATAAGCACGGCAGAGTAATCATTTTCAATACCCCAATACTTTTCAGCAATCTCTTGACACTGCGTAAGAATATCTACTATTTCATCTGGAGTATTATCAACATGAAGTCTGAAATATCTTTTTTTTACTAAGCGTTCTAACTCAATGACATGATAAGAACCTGTCTTTGAATTATAGAATGTCACATTAGAGTCATGTCCTGCAAATATACTGACTACGTTTTTCATATTAACCTTTCTTGTACACTGGAATTGGAATCATTTTGTGTCTGTTTTGATTGTGTAATCTGTTGTAAATTTCTACAACTTCTTTTTGTCTGTCTGTTATATTAGATCCATCTGTATTCACTCCAAACATACGGAGAAATTCTTTCGGTCGGGATACGTCAGAATAATCCATTGCCCATTCCAGTTCCTCATAAGTGGCACCAATCTGATCTTCATCAGTTCTACCATCATCCCACAACCCATCAGTTGGTGGAGCAACTAGAATTTCTTCACAAACACCAAGTTCTTTTGCCATCTCACGAACTTCTGTTTTAGTAAGATCTGCAATCGGTGAAATGTCAACTCCACCATCTCCGTACTTGGTAAAGAATCCAACACCAAAGTCTTCTACCTTGTTTCCTGTTCCAACTACGATACCACCATGTACTTGTGCAATCTGATACAGCGTAGTCATGCGAAGTCTTGCTCTTGTGTTTGCTAAAGCAAGCGTATCCTTTTCATCATCTTCCAATCCAGAAACGAAAGTGTCATAGAGAGAAGTAAGATCAATATCTCTATGGGAAACATTTGAGTGATTATCTTTTAACCAGTCAATATGACGCAACCCACGAAGATGTTGATCAGGTGACTGGTGAATAGGCATGGTAAGAAGAATTGTTTCAAGGTCTGTCAAAGCACATAGTGTTGAGGTAAGAGCGGAGTCAATTCCACCCGATACCCCAATGATTAAACTCTTGATTCCGTACTGCTCACAATAGTTTTTAATCCATTTTGAAATATCATTCACTTTAATTTTGCCTCTATAAGTAGATGCCACCCAAGATGTTTTTTCATGGCAGAGAATACTTTGTCATTCATACTTTCAAACCACGGTTCTTTTACAAAAAGTCCTTGTTTATACTCAGCAATTTTGTATGTAAAAATATGATCCTGTTTAATAGAAGTAACATCATAGTCTGATAGAAGATTTACTACCTCTTCTTTCGTATACATGTTTGCAATCGGACACCCATATTGTGCTTCGGGTTGGTCCAATCCTTCATCAATCATGTAACCTTTCCAAGAGTCTTTTGCATACAACATAATTCTTAACACACCATCGTCCTTGAGGTATTTTTTAATTTTAGAAAATACTTTGTCGGGGTTTGGAGTGTGGTGAATAACACCAAACGAGTAAATAACATCATATTGCTTTTCGGGGAGAAAGTCGCATAAATTTTCTGAATTGCCTACATGAACGTCTACATCATAACCATAAACATCAAATCTTTTTCTGGCGATATCCGCACTTTTTTCTGAAAGTTCTGTCGCTGTATAGTTTGCACCAGACTTCAAAAATTCGACACCATCTGTTCCTATACCGCAACCAATTTCCAATACGTCTTTGCCTTCACAATCATTAAATTTGGCAAACTCTGAAATATGAGGTTCAGCAGTATATCTCTTTGCTGAAACTTCTTCAAAATATTCAAAAGTACCAACTTCTTTATCCGAGTGTTTGACATTACAGGGTTGGTTATTCCAATAACTCTTTACATCATCAATTGTCATATTCATCAAGAAACCTCAATATTTGACACAGAAGTCGAAGTGTCTCCAATACGAATAAGTTCTACTCCATTTTGCTCTGGCATCATTCTCCAAGGATCAATTACAACTGATCCTTCTGGGAAAACATATTCAGTAAACTTGTCATGATTGGTTCCAATAAAGAACACTGCTTTTTCTGTAAGTGGAGGATCGCAATCATCAATCCAAGGATCGTACATTAGAACGTCAACACCCTGTTCATTGATGATGTTCTTCATGAGAATTGATGGACTACCAACTGTGAGATTTGTTTCTTTCTTGAAACATTTACCAAGAATAATTGGTTCGAGTCCAGTTTCTTTTGCCTTGTCGAGAAGAAGATCCCCTAACCACTCTGTCTGTTTTTCTCGACAAATCATCATACTTTCATACCAGTCGTGACTAAGATCCAATTCTCTTGCCATCCACGACAGTGCAATATTATCTCTTGGATGACATCCGCCCCCATCACCCATTCCACCAAGAAGATACTTCGTGCTAATAAGTCTTTCGTTAGCAAGGAACATGCCCTTCATCACATTGTCACAGTTGACATTATCAAGTTTATGTGCCGCTTCCATAATAACATTGGCAAGATTAATCTTCATTGTGATATATGTGTTATATGAAACCTTGATCATCTCTGCTTCTTCGATGGAACATTCATACACTGGACGATCATGGATGGTAGCGTAAAAATCTTTGACCGTTTCTACTGCTTCCTTATCATCGACACCAAGCAATACGAATTCTGGATTGATAAAATCATTAATAGTGGTTCCCATTGCAATAAAGAACGGGTTGTAACACAACTTAATGTGGTCGCTGAGGAATGGTTTAATTTCCTTTCGCACGGTTCCGGGAAGAACTGTAGAAATAATAACAACAATTTTGTCCTCACCATTGGAATCAATTGAATCAGATAGAGTCTTTAGACCTGACTTTAACCAATCATAGTTAAAGTCTACCCTTTCATCTGGAAGACGAGTTGTTCCTTCGTATTGTTTTTCGTGTGGTGTTTGAATTGGTACAAAAATAATATCACTTTTTTTCACCATCTCATCGATATCTGTGAAATCAATATTATGGTTTTCCAACTTTTCGGGCGCACCCTCTTCACGATAAGGAAGTTTTTTACTTTCCAAAATAGTTTTTACACCATCATCAACATCATAACCACACACATAGTGTCCTTTTTCCTCAATCGCTAATGCACAAGGAAGACCCAACTTACCCAAACCCATAAAACCAACATTCATTTCAAACTCCTTTAGATTGTGTTATTAAATGATCTCTCTGACCATTCGTGCTGTTGTACCCCTCTGTGCTGAGGGGATAATATTCTCTATACTGGTGAACAAGAGGATGTTGAGTTGATCTCCAATTTGCATTTCTGAGACACTCAACTATTTCAGGATTAATTGTTTCCTCAATTCCAATCAATCCAAACAAGACGGCAAATAATACATCATAGAAAGGAACTCGTCTCTCTAACTTACACATCATTGGTACTATTGTATCATCATTCTTGATAATGTCAAATGCTTCTAAGAAAGAATTTGAACAGAATAAAGCAGGAGTTACTCCCCACTCACTGACGGGAATTCCCTTATCAAAAGTTTCTAAATACTGTCCTAATTGTTTACTCAATCCATTATTTATTCTTGATCCTAATAGTTTGACACCTTCCGGAATGGAAAACTCACCTCTAACTAATACGTCAGGTTCCAAGACTAAGAGAAAATCGCAATCACAATACTCAATCGCTCTCTCTACTCTATCTAAAAAGGTAGTGATACTATCTACAGATGCCTTCAGATTATCTTCTTCTAGGTAGTTGTGTTCTTGAATTAGATTTAGTTTTCCTCGACTATCATGTTCCAATAAAGTATTTATATTGTTGTCTGGAAACATCTCTTTTAAGTAATCAAAGTTGGATCCGCCATCAGAAACCAAATACACAGGAATATCTGGATAGACTTTGAATAATTCTTGCAGAGAATACTCTACTGCTTTGTTTTCTGTGTAACAAGTATAAAAAACACCGTACTTATTTTTTCTCATACTATAATCCATTCTTTTTTGTATACATCATGCCAATCTTGTGGTCCTTCTGGACCAAACCATGTTTTTGGGGCAACCGTTGTACCACCACCAAGATAAGCACCCCACCAACTAAAACTGCTATTAGTAATTATGTGTGCATCACACATCCCCATAGCACACATATCAACGTAACCACTTACATCTGATTTTTTTCGTGCTTCTAGATTTATATCATATTTATTATCTTCAATAAACACTGGGTTGTTTGGGAGATGGGATAAGTGAATCTTACACCACTCGATATCATCAGAAAAGACAATGGGTCGATGATCATTGAAATGTTCTATTGCCTCTTCGTAATATGAAATCGTTTGATTGTGGTGATATTTCGAGATATTCACATAGTCTCCTCTGCGGACATGAACAGATACCGTCTTCTCGTCTTTCGGAATTTTGGTAATTGCCCAATCAATAATCGGATCTACAAATTGAAAATCACCTTTGATTTCATCTTCGACATGGTTGAAGTATTTGGGAGTTTGAAAATACCCTCGGATTTCCATATTGCCATCCAAAGAAATTTCAAAGAGATTTTCATCGAAAGAAAAGGTATTCTCTTGATAGAGGTATGGTGTTTGTGTGACAATTGTGTTCGCCACGGAACCCAATTTAAAACATTGAGTCATCAATCCCGTTGCTGTTACATTTGCAGTGGGACATGCATTTAACTTTCTCGCTATACCAAGAGTCGATGCATATTGAAACATACAGTTACCTAAGCGACCATAGTTTCCTAGTAGATTAAAACTAACAGTGTTCATAGTGTAAATACCGAAAATTTCTTTTTCTTGTTAAGCGGAGTTCTTGTTATTTGTTCCCACTGATTACCTGTATTTTTCGCATCCGCTTGGTAGAAAAATGGAGCGTATGGAGCATACACATTAAATTTAGGTTGGACCTCGTATGCGAATCCAACATCAAAGGGAGTATCTTTCTGATATATCCACGACTTCCCTGTTCTAATAACTGCTTCAGCAATTTCTTTATTCATATACATGATGGCATGAGTAGCGAAGACTCTTTGAATTTTATTAAATCCTCTACCATAGTCAATTGCTTCGTAGTTTCCATCTCCATGTGACGTTCCGCAATAAATTGCATCAGCATCATCTGGTATTTCTAGTTCCGAGTCAACTTGAACACCGTCTTCTATTTCAACATCATCTTCTAAAATTAAAATTGGGAAATTGTTAGTATCAATCGCCTCTTGAAGAATATGGAAGTGAGACTCCGCACAGTTTCTATAATGTTCTTCTCCTTCACGAACACCTTCGTGTGGGGGAACATTGGTTATAGCAGAAAAGCGTTGAGTATTTTTCATACCCAATCGCTCGAACAATTCTTCCATTAGTTTTGCATTTTTGGTAGCGGTATCAACATTGATCCACTTCACTGGAACATCATAAAGTTTAATTTTCATAACAAAGTTATCTCGACTTTCCTATATGGTATTTAGGACATAATTCCCAATCATCCCTTTCTGAGTATTTGATAATCTTAATTTTACTTATCGGGGAAATCGGTTCTGAACATTTACTCACATCAACAATATTAATCAATCTCCACTCACCCAACAAACCAACAATTGCATTTCGTCTTCCCATGTCCTCTTCGTCAAAATCCGATCTCAGACCATCAAGAGAGAACAATTCTTTGAAGTGTACAATGTAATACTTTCCTCGTTTGTGGAGAATGTGACAAGACTGATACAACTTTTTATCTTTGCGTGAAGCGACACCAATTCTTGTTAGTGTTTCTTTCACCTTTAAGAAGTCTTCATCTGAGTTCAAAGTCACCTCGATGAGATCTTCTACTTCTATTTTCTCGCCCATATGTTTTCACCTTATTAAAACTAAATCATTATGATTCTCCTTTATGTAGGGTTTCGAGGTGTTCTAACTGCTTGTGAGTGAGGATTCTAAGTGCATCCTCTGCTTTCTGGTTAGAATATCCATAGTGTTTCTTGACAAGTTCCAGACTCTCCGGAGTTGTCGCCTTGTTCCACTTGGAAAATCTCTTCCTCTTCCTGATAGAATTCTTCAAATAATGGTACTGCATCTTAGGATCAATACCATGATGCATATTCATGTTGTTTGCCTGTATGATCGTGTCGGGAAAATACGACAAACATTTATTGACAACAAAGGGAACATATTCCTTCTCTGTCACATCGGGCAGATCTTGGAATATATCCTCTTTGTTGTAGTTGACTGAATTAAGAACTTCACCCAGATTCATTATCTCTCCTTTTGAAAAAGACATCCGCACCAACCTTAAGGAACGCAGTATATCCCTTGTTCCACAGCAGCGAAGAACAACGATCTATTTCTTCTTGATAGTTTGCCTCCAGTGTGATTAAGTCAAAAGTATACTTAGAAAAATCAATACCAGAGAGAACAGCATACTCACCACCCTCCACATCGATCTTTAACAATTCAATATGGTTTGGTGCATTTTCTTCATGCAATAGTGTATTTAATGTTTTCATTTCTTTCTTGACTATTGAAGAAGAACCACCCTTCATCTTTATTTCTCTCTTAATTCTTTCTTTGTGCTTTTGGTCGTAATATTCTACTACTCCACTCAAAGCACAAGTATATCCTTCGTTTGCAGAAAAATCAACCTGTTCGTTTCTGTCACCAACGCAAATATTCTTACATACACAATTTCTGGTTTTCTCTAATTGTGAAAACAATTCATCAAGTGGTTCAACACAAATTCCTGACCACCCCATGTTTTCCAACAAGATTGTATCTTCTCCGTTGGTATGTGCCCCAATGTCTAGAAAATAACCATCACTTTTTTCACCGAAAAGTTTTATAATTTGATCATCTTGTCCAAACTGGGAATGGGTCATTTTAAATCACACTCCATCATGATATTTGTAAGACATGCGGTGAGATTAATCTCGGCATCAGCAACAAATGCTGCCTTGTATTGGTAATCCGCAAGAATCAAAACTGCACTCGGAATAGACTGAGGTTGCATCTTTTCATAGAGACAGTCATAGATCTTCCGGAAAATCAGACTCTGGTCATTGTGGATATTGGTAGAGACCCACTTGCGAACACTAGTGAAATCCTTGTCTTTAAGATATTTCATCAATTCTACGACCTTGACATCGCCCGACTCGGAGAGAACACCCACATCAATATCGCCTCCGACTGCATAGCGTTGACATTCATTGATAATACGTCTCCAGTCTGGAGCATAGCGAGTGATCAACTTGGCAATAACTCTCTGGTCGTAACCAACACTCTCAGCATTTAGAATAAACTCAATGCGAGTTAGGAAGGAAGGCATCAACTGCTTCTTCTCATTCGCACCAAAACGGAAGTCGATACATGTACATCGTGAATGAAGTGGTTCGATAATCCTGTTCTTGTAATTACAAGTCAGAACAAACCGACAGTTCTTCGAGAACTCTTCAATAAAACCACGAAGTGCTGGTTGTGTAGACTGAGCATTTGAATAATCAAACTCATCTAGGATCACAACTTTCTTCCGTTCGGATAGAGAGATTGTACTGGCAAAGTTTCGGATCTTTGTACGAAGTGTATCAATATTTCCGTCTTCTGAACAGTTGATTACGATATGATCACAATCAAGTTCATCACACAATGCTCGGGCAACGGTGGTCTTACCACAACCGGGACCGCCAGAGAGGAGGAGATTCTGCATCTCCCCACTCTCGACGATTTCCATGAAAGACTTTTTTAGTTCTTCGGGTAGAACACAATCTTCAATTGTCTGGGGGCGATACTTTTCAACCCACAAGAATTCTTCTGTCATAGTTTCAACCATTGTATACGGAGTCCGAGTCAAGAGCAATGTAATAAGTAAGATTGATATCGTTATTTGTGAAACGACTCACAACCTTGTCTGAAATAGCGACCGAGTAATCACCGGGGAGCAACTTAAGATAATCACTCTTAAGATACATTTTGAAAGAAGCATCAGGTGCTTCTTCTGAAACGGTGATAGAGTAACGGTTACTGGTTACATCATTCTTGTCCATCGAGATGAGATCAATAGATCCATCATTGTCCGTAATACAAAGATCAGGGAGACGGAGAACAGCAGACGCACGTTGAAGTTCAATAAATTCTCTGTTTGAGAGATCGAAGTGAACAACGGTTTCTGGCATATTAAATTCTCGGTCGGGTCTACAACCCTTAACGAGTTTCGGTTCTGCATAGTGATACACAACGTCAGTAGAACCACTAGAGATGGTTACATGCTTGTCGTGGAATTCTAGTTCGGGATCCTCGAACAAAGAAATTGTTCCGAGGAACTTACTTAGATCCCAGATAGCAAACTCAGAGGGAAAATCTTCCTCAAATGTTGCTTCGACCATGATATTCTTCATGGGAGAAACAGTAACTTGATCCCTACCGGGAACGATATGGAGATTTGCATTTACTCCATTGAAGTTTTTTAGAATGTCGATTGATTGTTTTGATAGTTTCATTTTAGTTGTCATTTCAGTTGTTGTCATTGTGGTAGTAATCCTCATATTCCTCTGGGGTTAATCCCCCTTTGGCAATGTCTCTAACATTGTTCTTTGCGTTATGCCTTCGATTCCGCTTTTCACTTTTTCTTGCGGACTTGTAATATCCATGATAGTCGTGGTCATCGAAACGACCTTCACCAACAGGGGGACGATCCTTCTTCTTCTTCTTTTTCATACAAAATCGCCTGCCAGATCCAGTAAATTATTCAACTTCTTCTCCAAGAGGAAATTTGATGCATTACTAAACAGTCCCTGACCCGGACGGATCTTGATTTCTTGTCTTTGATTTTCTCGAATACTCTTTTCATTCTTATATGTCCTAATGATTTCATCTCGTATTGTATCAGGAATACAAGTAAAGTCAACCAGTGTTTGGTTACGTTTCCAATTTTCCATTTGTGAGAGTTTACCATCAGAAATCATTTGCATCATTCGCTTCTTTCCAACTGGTTTCTGTCTCTTGCCATCGACAATAAACGTATCTCCGTCAGATAGAATATTAGGAATACCATCCGAGGTATCTCCCTTTAGAATATGTTCTAGTAGAAAATCTTTAGGATTTCTACACTCAAGCAATTCCTTCTTGATGGGACTATACTGTTTAATTGAAGGATATCTTTGCAGTTGCATAAAGTCCTTATCATTAGACAGTATCATAATCTTTTCATCACAATGGAACTGCTGACACACTACGGCAATGATATCATCTGCTTCTGTGTGTGGTACGCGAAGTTGCATGTAAGGAAACACTTCACTGATCTCAGAAAGATATTGTTCAAACAATCCAAAGACCTGATTCCAGTCATGAGAATCATCCTTAACTTTCTTCTTTCTATTTGCCTTGTAGTTTGGAAAAACTTCTTTCCTCCAGCAATCAGAAGACTCAAGACAGAGAACTACTTCTCCGTACTCATCCTTGAATTGTTTTCGGTACATGCGAATAGTGTTTAGAAACAAATGCCTGAGCATATGTTCATCTACTTCTTCGTGGAGTTTTCGGTGTACAAAATAGGAGGCGAGAAACAACTGGTTCGTATCGAGGAGAATCATTTAAAAAACTTTCAAAATTACTGTGTTTGCGTTTAGTCTTCCGTTTGGACTCTTGATCATACTATGCTGAGAGTTCCAAACCTTATTAAGTGTACTCTGGTTCTTAATTGTTTTAATAAGATCCTTTGGTTTCTTAATCGTTCGAGATTCGGACCTATCCTCATCAAAGTTATGAATAGTAGTTCCTTTGATCGAGAGAGTCTGTCCTACACATGCATAGTATACACTTAAAGTGTTGTACTTGGTACTATAAACTACGACTTTTGAAGAATCTAATATATCGACAGGATCGACACTTTTGATTCCAAACTCCTTTGAAGACTTTTCATATTGTACCTTAGAAACAACCTTCTTCGGATCAATCTTTTTCTTCTTTCGAGTTGTCTTGTTATCCGCATGATATCTCATACAATCAGAAACAAGACCATCCATGAATTTATAAAGTTGCTTCTGTTGTCTTTTACCAAGATAAGAATAACCCTCCATCAGTTGTTCGTCTTTGCCATTCAAAAGTTCATCCAGTTCTGCTAGTGCAGGAGCGAACACTAAAGAAAGCATTTCTGCTTGGCGATAACCAACATTTTTTTGACCCAACCACTTGTAGATGTTAATCTTTTTGTAGTCATCCGTCTTGTTCATAAGAGATTCATTTACCGAGTCACATAGACCCATCATCTCTCCTGCGAGTTCCGTGACTTGATTTTTCATTCTCTCTTGTGGAGAGATCACAACCTTATCTGCACGGGACTCTTTCTTGGTCTTGCCAAGAGTAATTAGTTTGGTAATATAACTTTCAACAACATCGGTAAGTTGGTTGATGTGTGGGAAACCACGGGAGAGCATCCTACAGTAGTGACCGTATGATCTAAATTCTTTTAGAGAAGATCTTTTTGCAAAATCAATATCTTCATCTGTCCAAGAACTTCTCTTGTCCTTCATCCACTCAAGAGTCCATTTTTTATAGTTTCTCTTATCTGATGTAGTGACATACCAATTGATTGAAGATAGAACATCTCCCGCATCAACCTCTTCTAGTGGAATATCTTTATCCCAACTTGGTTCTGAACCATACGCCTTTTTGATGTAATCACGTTTCATTTTCATGTACCATACGCCTTCCATGCAGTGGCAACCATATCTCTAAGAGAGTATGTGGGTTCCCACCCTGAGATTTGTCTAAATCTATCTGAATTGGCAATTAATATTGCAGGGTCACCTTTCCTTCGTGGTTTATGTATTACATCTAATTCTCTACCAGTCACAGAGACAAAGTTTTCGACTACGTTCCAAACAGAATACCCCATGCCAGAACCAAGATTATAGACCCCCGATATATCTCCGTCAAGTGCTAACATGTGTGCTGATATGATATCTTCTGGGTGAACATAATCTCGGATACAAGTTTTATCCGGAGTTTTATAATCTGTTCCATAAATGTCTACCTTGCCATCATTATATAAAATACGAGACAGAAACATAGGAACAATATTAAGTTTCTCTTTCCACTTAGGATCTGTAATCCTCCCGGAAATATGAAATCCAGCAACATTGAAATATCTAAAAGAAGTATACTCAAATGCTGGAATAGAATCGGACATCTTTTTAAGTACATGTTCTACCATCAATTTTGATTGCCCATAGGGATTGATTGGTTGACATGGAGTTTTTTCTACGATATTACTAGAATTTTCAGGCATACCATAAACTGCCGCTGTGCTTGAAAAGATAAATCTATAAATTCCATTCCTGACAAGTTTATCCAAAAACCGAATAGTTTTTGCTGTGTTATTGTTGTAATATTTCAGGGGGTTTTGTACAGATTCAGGTACACATATGTCTGCGGCAAAATGCATTACTGCTGTTGGTTTTTCATTTTTAAGGATCCCATCAACCCAGACATCATTATCAATATCACAGCAATGAACTAGTGGTTTATTCTTCCTTCTAGAAAAGGTTTTAATGAGATGATCACACGCTTCTTTGCTTTTGTCTATAACTACAACTTTTCTTCCTGATGCAAGAAGTGACATTACAGCATGTGATCCAATATACCCGGCACCTCCTGTCACTAAAACTGTTTCATGATTCATTGAAATACTCCTGTAAACCAAGATGGAATATATCCATCTTTCCATTTGGCAAAATATGCTTTCTCGCCGTTATAATAATTTCGATAGGACTGCACCACACAATCTACCTTATACTTATCAGGCATACATGTAGGGTGTTTGGTGAGTTCTCCGATAGGTAGGTATGGTCGATTACATCTACACCACTGAATGACCTCCTCGGATTTGTGTGTCTTACCATATCGACGAGTATACTCTGCACACAAACCGAGTGCATGGTCTACCAACCAATCGTAGTTTTTATCAGTTTCACGAACCCACTTCGTGCATGGATGATTATAAAAAGAACGCTTGTATGGCGGTACTCCTTCCGGATGTACTGCACACAACATTTGTGCTGACTCTAAAATCATTTTTACGACATGTTTATCGCACGCCTGTCGTGCTGCTTCATTTGGATTTTTATCTAATACGAAGATGTTCATAGGTGTAGTATACCTCAAAGGAGGACTCTTGTCAAGTCCTTAATTCAATCAGTAATTGGTAATCAATATTTCATATGATTCCTTACACCCGCCTTTTGATTTCATAGAATATCTCCATGTTGGGGTGTGGACATTGTAGTCCTTATAGAGTTCTAGTAGTTCTGGGTGGTCGTTATATGATACCGCCCACTTTCCATTCATACCTTTTACGCTATTATAAAATTGCATATGATCAAAATCTTTATGGGTGCTTCCTCGATCACCGTATAAAGTAGAATTATCTAAAAGATACGGGGGATCCATGTAGGCAAAGATATCTTTATGCTTTTCCATAGAAACACTAAAGTCTTCGCAACCAACTGTCACCTCACCTGATGATCCAAAAAGTCCACCTAGTGAAAATTTCTTTAACTTTTCTATACATCTAGGATTCCAGTTCTTTTGTGAAGGAGACATTCCTCCAGAGAAAGTTGTCCCGGAAAAACTAGTTCTATTTAAAAGATAGAAATGTGCTGCCTTCTCTAATCGGTTCTCTAGGTTATAATATTCTTTTTGGATACGATAAAATTCCTCCTTGGGAAGAGGAATAGGAAACTCTAAGATACGAGCATGTAGTTTTTCTTTGTGATTGAGAACGTGCTGCCAGAAATTAACCAGCGGTTCAAAGATATCATAACCATGAACAGTGATACCTCTAGATGCACACTCCCATTCAATGGAACCTCCTCCGAAGAACGGAGAAACCATTTCGGTGATATCTGTTGGGAAGTAGGGCATCAACGCACTAATGGCGTATGACTTTCCGCCGGGATAGCGGAGCAACGATTTTGATCTTTGACCTTCTTGCATTATCCAGTTAGTTTACTAAAGTTACCCGTCTTCACGAAGGTAATCTGATTATCGAATTTATCTACGAGTTGATCGGACTTATGACTGATCACAAACACATGCGTATTCGCACTGAGAACGCTCATCAACTTCATGAACTCCTCTGTCCCCACTGAATCCAAGGAAGAATCAAACACTTCGTCTAGAATTAGTAGATTAGTATTTGCACTATTCTTAAGTCGAGCGATCTCTCTCCATGCTAGGAGTAGAGCAAGATCGATTCTCATCTTTTCTCCTTCAGAGAAAGACATGTAACTAAATTGATCCCGGTGTCTACTCTTGATTGTTTCATTGAAGTTTTCATCTAGAGAGAACTGGGCGAAGAATCCCATGTCAGTTAGAAACTTATTAATAAGTTTGTTCATGATTGGGAGGTAGTGACGGATGATCTTAGACTTGATCCCAGTATCTTTCAGTAGATTACCAAGACAACCAAGGAGCAACGCATCCTCTTTGAATTTGTTCTTTTCCTCACCAACGCTGTCCATATCCTTTTTATACTTCTTCAATACCGTGGCATTTTCCGTGTTGTCGGATTGTGCAGACTTACTTTGGATATCCTGTATTTCTTTTGTTAGTTTTCTTGAATACTTTTTGCTTGAGTCAATATCACTTCGTCGTTGAACAATTTGCTCATGAACTTCCTTCGCTCGGGTCGAAAGATTTTTTAAGTCATCCAGCATTTCGTTCTTGTTTTTAATTTTTTCAGTGATGTCTTCTAGACCAGCAACAAATTCATCACGCTTTGCCTCAAACTTTTCAATGAGTTCAGATTTAACAGAATCAGGAACACCCTGTGTGCAGGTCGGACACTGTTCCATGTCTTGCATATCAGTTATCTTCTTGACGTTATTGTCATGTGTCTTCTTGATAATAGTTTTCATATTCTCAAACTTAGACAACGACGACTTAACAGAATCAATATCACCTGTCTTGTCAATCAATTCTTTTTGTTCATCCAGAAGACCACTGACCACTGATTCATTTGATTCCACCAGTGCATCGGTTGTCTCTAGTTCTTCTTGTAGAAGAGAAATCTTAGAGTCATCTGCTTCTTTAACAGAAGCAATGTGATTTTCAACGATCTCAATCTTGGACTTTAGAAGTTCTGCTTTATTATCTAAATCCTTGATCTCTTCTTTCTTAAGAGAGACTCTAGTCTTTAATACAGTATTCATATCAGAGAAAACCTGAATGTCCAGAACATCCTCGATAACTTCTCGCCGGTCGGCAGCAGTCAATTGCATAAACGGAACGAACGAGGAACTGCCGAGAATAACCACCTGAGTAAAAGACTTGTAATTCATCTTGAGAATATTCTCCTCAAGCATTCGTTGATAATCTTTTGCCTTTGCGTTTTGATCGATCAGGTTTCCGTTCTTAATAATCTCAAACTTCTTTGGTTTGAGTTGTCGGATAACTTGATATTCATCTTCCCCAACAGAAAAGGTAACTTCAACACAACAATCTTTTTCGTTAATTGAATTTACGAGTTGTGGAATGTT